ATCAACATCAATCGTGATTGGATTCCCAACACTAAAAGACGCTTGGAAGTCTGCAATCTCTTGTGCAAATGGATGAACCAATCGTGCATCAGAACCATCATCTAATCGTCTGCTATCCGGCTCAAGCACAGAGACGTTTTGACCTGAATAGTACGATGCCAATTTCTCCAATCTCGGTTGCTGATAGTTTTTGTGATGCAAGATAAAATCAAATATCCGTGACAAGTCTAACTTGCTCGGGTCTTCCTGATAAATGATATTTGCTTGCGCGTTATTTGTAATAAAGTCCATAATATCCGCCTTAATGTTATTCAATACAATTATTATAGCACAATAAAAGACACCACGACGGATCGAAGTGTCTCAAGCACCGTCCTATAACAAATGCAGCAATTATGCACACCCACTGATTTTGACATTATCTAAATCAGCCACAGGGACTTCATCTCTCAAACAGCTACCCAGAGATGGTCTGGTTTTAATAAACGTTATTTGCTGATAGTATGTACGCCGCTATGGTTAGCTACACCAAGTTCGACTTTAGTGCCGCAACCTTAATTGGCACCTTGATTTCTACTAGTAAGGAAACACCGTATGTCCCATGACAAACACACGGCGCGAAAGGAGGAAGTGGCACGATGTCCACTTCAATAGTATATCATTTATACTTCTTCCTTGTCAAACTTGTTTATATCATATATTGAATCGGCTACCTCACTTAGTGTAAGCAACTCGTACGATTGAACAGGAGATTGTTTTTCAACTATAGAGTGACTGATGTCATCTTCATCATCCTTATATAGTCTAACGCTGTCACCATAACGTGTATCGTTTTTACTATTCCAAACATATTGATTTTCCTTCTCAACAAACTTATCATGTGCCCATTCACGAGTAACAGGATTCATGAGCGCGATAGCCTTGTTGTGCAAACCATTTTCAATAATCATATTCCTAATACCAACAGGGATAGATTGTTTTAAACTAACACCTCTAAAACCAAGTTCTAACACGTTATCTTGGAATTTATCCTCTTGTATTCTTACTAATTCTTTATACTGTTCTTCTGTAAATTTCTTAGACATTTTTATGTCCTCCTTTTCAATAACTAAATTATAACAAATAAAAAGAACGACGCAACGTCATTAATAAAATCTTAATATTTACAACCCAATATCTTTAACCGCTTGCACACGTTCCTTATATGACATGTATGTTCCTTGTTTGTTAGTAAAGATAACTGATTCCAACGCATAACCAAGTGCCTGTATCAAATGGTCTGATCCGTCTTCTGGTCTGTTGGTTAAGTTGCCGAACTTATCCTTAGCATATACCTTCGTTTCCATTTCTTCAGCCAACCAATGCACGCGGGGATGAATGTGATACTTAAACGACTTCATAAACTCATAACGTTGTACAAAACTGTCTTTACCTTTTCCGGCTGGTTGTACGTTCTTCAATCCACGACTTCTTAATTCCCCAATCGTTCTTGGCTCAGCACTATCAGCATAGATTGTTCCTGATATACCGCCGTGTTGATAGATAGCACGTGCAATATTCTCGTTAAGCATCCCTGTCTCATAGAAACCATCATACACATAGATGTCGTGTTCACTAACGATTGCTTGCACAAATGCCGTTGGGTCATGAGTGAAACCGAAATCAATTCCCATGACGTGACGACCAACGATAGTCTTATAATCAAAGTCTTCTGTGTTGAACAGTCCTTCGAATACTTGACCTTCTGATATACCCCAATCGCCAAACACGGCTACTCTAGCACGTGCAGGATTGCGTTCAATCATGTTCTCTAGTGATTCAATGTACTGTTCATCAAGATGTGAGTTATCCTTGTACGTCGTCGTGATTGCTTTTGAATGTGGGCGTTTTGTCGTCTCATCAAAGAACTCACCTTTAAGCCAATGCTTCTCACTCCATGGGTTGAACGCCAGTATCGTTTGATAGTAGCCACCTTCAGGCAATACACCACGGATTGATTCTTCGACTGTATTAAAGTCGTCTATGCGTTTAATCTCGTACGCTTCTTCATAGAACACGCGGCACAAGTTACCGACATCAGCCTTGATAGATGTAATCTTTAGCGGATCATCTACAATTTGTTACAGATATATCGTTTCCATATATCCTCTGTATGTTTCCATACAGTTCAGACTATATTTTGAACGCTTAAAAGCGAACCTCTGTCTTTCAACCACACTAGTGGCTTACTCTACTCATCGCAATAACAACCATTTCAGGTTACCTACGCTTTCGATAGTCGTTACACGTTCGTTGTCACATATTCAAAGTCTTGACAAATACCATTGATTGTTGGTTGTTTACGTCTTCCATTTAGATAACCAGATAATGTTGTGCGTGGTATTCCATAATTTTTAGACGCTTCAGATATTGTTTTAAACAACTTTCCATCGGATTTATTGATAACGCCACGCCTTTTGGGATTATTATTCCCGCTTCTATCTTCACCGGGTCTATCGTTTAGTAGAAAGCCTAAATCTAAATACTTAAAATAATAGGTTTCTTCCAACTTCAACATATCGTTTTTATCATTGGCAACATCACACCAGATAACATCAACATCTTTATAAAATTCTAAATTATTTTTATTCATGTATTGATGTATTTTTTGTTGCGGCTTATCGCCACGTAAAGCGGCACAATGTTCTTTCATTCTAGCAGATGGTCTACTTGATGAACCTACATAAATAATGTTTCCACTTTTCTTTTCTTTGAACAAATAAACTAAGTACATAATGTTCCTCCTATAAGATCATTATACCACCAAAGTTTATAAATGACAATGCTTCGCTCGGTCTTGTCTTTGCCTTTACGCAGTAAGGTTTTAACCGAATTAACAGAGTTTATAGAGGGCTAGTTTATAGTTTACCCTCTGAAATAAATCTTTTGTTTTGTTGGCTTATACATAATTTCTAAAGGACTAACGGTAAATTTAAATAAATTATCAAGTCCCATACTATGCACAGCCCACCTAATGTTAGCAAACGTACTATCTTTATGCGTCGTTTGGAATTGCCTAACTACTAACCAGTTTACATACGGCTCAGTTATTATTTTATAAACAATGCTAAACGCAACTCCGGCTGATTTACCTGATCCTCGTCCGCCTTTGTATACTATGTATCTTTCTTTACTTGTAAATAAGTCCTTGTAAGACGAACTAACAAGATTTTTTGCGCTTATTTTTATTTCCATATTTAACCTCCATAATTAAATTATAGCACAAATAAAAAGCCATCCGGCAGGGGATGACTTTCTATTACATAGTTACTCAAAACATGCCTTATTTAATCGGATAGGCTTTGACATAGGTAAGAGTCAACCAATCAGAGTGCCATACACCTTTTCTATACTTTGTGCATAAAGCCCACCGCTTGCCTATGAATCTATAATATCATTTATGTTTGGGGATGTATAGTAGCTTAACTATTTCTTAACAATTTATTCCCAAGGTTCAATCTTAATCGTCACGTTCGTTTCACTGTCGCTCTCTGCTTGTCGTTCTGCTATCTTAGCGTCAGCGATTGCCTTGCGTAACTTCTGCATCTCAATGCGACTGGATGTTGTCTTCCCTATAATCTTAAGCAAGTCATTGCCAGCCTTGTTGCTGTCTGACACGCTGTTACGTACTTGGGTCACAGTGACTTCACCGTCTTTACTCGACGTCACAACGTCTTCCGTTTCTTCACGTCTGAACACGCGTGTCAGTCCGGCAAGTATTTCTTCTTGTGTAGCTATCTTATTTTGATCCATCTTAGCCAATCGACGATCAATGTATAAAGCTACCTGTTCCTTCTTCAATAGCTCGCCAACGTTACGTGCAGAATACTTTTCACTATACCCAGCAGCCAACGCCGACTGATGTGCGTTACGAGTTTTGATGTACTCATCGGCAAACTTTATTTGTTTATTTGTGATCCGATGTGTTCGCATCTCCTTGTACTCCTTGTTTTAACTATCTTTATACAAGTATAGCACAAATAAAAAAGCACGACTAGTGCGTGCCTGTTTTTTCAATACACATCGACAACATGATTGCCAATTTTATAGCTTGCTTTTTCATAACCTTTCAACGAACTAATGTAAACCGTTTGCCTTTTTTTAACCTTAATATCGTACGACTTTTTATAGTCGCCTTGATCAAGTAACTTTGTGTCTGTGTAAGCAACAATTTCAAATTGTTTTGTGTTTGATAAATGTAATGTCATATCATGCCCAACGTAAACCTTATTTGTCTCGTTGTCAACGCGGCTGATGTTAATTGGTTGTAATGGCGTTGCTTGTGTAGCGAATGCAAATGTTCCTGCGATAATTCCTGCTGTGATAATCATGGTTTTTTCCTCTTTTCTATATTTTTATTATACCAAATAAAAAAGCGCCAATGCGCGCCTTAATACTTTCTTAATATTTAACTAAACCAGATACCATAAATAATCATGTTAACGCCATACCAGAACATAATCAGTGTCATAACGACTGTTAGTACAGCTTCACTCATTCGCCATGTCCTGTTATATTGCAGTGACCCGTAAACTAATGTGAATCCAGACAATATGATAAAGAAAACGCCATAAAATATTTGATTCATTATTTTCTCCCTAATTCACTCTTGACTAAATAAATTTTTATAGCCGTCCCATTATAAATAATTCTCTCATTTGTCTTTTCTATTTGTTTATATCTTGGATGTCCATTCTGCATTATTCTACCTCGTATGTAGCTAATAGTCGTTCATCGTCAAATTCCAATAGTTGCAAGTGTTTC